CTAATATCATATATACACAGTTGCCTATCCATACGTGCTGACCTTTTAAGTGTTCTAATTCACGGTACCATATATCAATATGTACTCCTACATACTCTTGTGTAAATTCTGGAACAACTCTAGTTATTGAGATAGATTGAGTTGGTAATGTAGTTAGTTGTACATCGGCAACAAATAACACTGTATTCTTTTTACTAAACACACTACCTTGTTTATTCTCTTTTAATATTTTGTAAACATTACCTTTGTACCACACTAGATTATCTTTTTTATATTCAGTATCTTTAAACCACATATAAACTTCTACACCGTCATAGATTTCTGTAGTTCCCATGTGTCCTGATCTATTTTTCTTGATTACAGGTAACTGATAGCACATCTGCGATGCTTCTTTATGCGTATCTTGGTAGTTCTTTTCTTTTAAAACTTTTTCTTTTAATGCCATGTCATACATAACAATAAAATCTGTTGTACGCTTCTCTCCTGATAGAATTGGACTAGCTATGTTATACGGAACTTCAAGTACAAGTTCGTTTTCATCGAGAGGGTGTTCAATGCCGCTGATGCGAATTATGCTTCCTGTGTCGTTATTGTAGTACACATAACTAGACTGAGAATGCTTTACTTCTGTTTGTAATAACTTAATTAAATCATCTAATTCAGACATTTACTAAATTCCTATATCTTTCCATTACAGGTGATTTTTCTAAAAAATCATTTTCAGTATAATGTAATACCCCTGTTTGTTCATAGTTGCCTATCTTAATTTTACAATCTCTTGAAATATAACAACCTACTCTATCTTGCCAATTACTTGAACTATCAGTCCATCCCTGACAGTATTTTTTCATATGAGTAAAACTAGGAAACTCTACAGTAGGGTTAGTTATGTCCTTAGTACAATCTAAAATTAATGCAACAATTGAAGCACAAACGTCCATGCTCATATGCTTAGGCCTAGTTATCCCTTCTAAAAAAATCTCGTAATATGCTTGCCAGTTATTTACAACTAATTCTAACCAGGCATAAAACTCTTGTGCTTCGTCCGACTTTTCAAAGTAATGTATGCCTGAAAATAAGTTAGGCAATTTATTTGCAAGAAACGTTTTTCTGTAATAGCTAGTATCTGCTATATTGCCTCTATAAGTATAAACTTTACTAGTATAAAATATTTTATAATTTTCTAAAAACTTCCACCATGTATCAATATTTTGCAACACTAACATATCAGTGTCCATTACAATAGTCTTATCGTATGGACTTGCATGGTATAGTTTCCATCTGTTTTCAATCTTCCATTCAGACGTTTTAGCACTGTCGCCAAACGGAATAGGAATAATTTTATCAAACAACTTTTGGAATTCTTTTGGAATAGTGTCGTTGGTTACTATACTAATTTTTGTATTAGGATTTGTAACCTTTAAACTCATTGCTAGGGCAACGGCTTGTTCTGGATAGTTAACAAGCTCGTTATGTTGAGCTAATACTAATATACCTTTACTCATTAGCTGTCTCCAAATCAATCATTCTTCCTAAACTGTATTTGTTCATTACATGAATTGTCTGGCCTGATGTTTTTAATGCAGTATATTCGCCTAAGTAATTTTTCTTTTCTACCAAAAACGTCATCTGATCGTCTTTCATTTGCCAAAGTATATCTCTGTCTGTAGTGTACATCATTTTGCCGGGCATTTCTTTTGCAAACGTGCCATTACTAAAGCCGTTCATAATATGTATTGCAATACTAAATGCAAAATCGTTTCTAAACAAAGAAGAAGTTATTTGGTAAACTCTTCTGTAATGATCCCATTCTTCTTCTATATGCTGTAGTAGATCAAAGTAAACATTGTTAACATTAGTTTTTCTAAAAAATACACAAGTGGCCCAGTAAAACGGTACACTAGTATCACTTATATATTTAAACTCTTGTTCATCTCTTACTTGTGCAACATCTGTTGAATCTTTATAAATTAAAAAATCGTCTGCTGAGTCAAAACATGATTTTAATAAATCATTAGATATAATATAATCAGTATCTAATAATAATGTTTCATCATACGGAGAAAGATCATATACTTGTGACCTAGTTCTGTTATTAAAAGTAGCTTGTCGCTGATGCATTCCACCATCAAAGTATAATTTTTGATTTTGTTGTGGTGGTGCATTACAAGGAATAATCCTATCAAATATATTTTCGTCAAATTCATTCTTTATATAATCTACTCCATCAGTTAAGATAGTAGTAGGTATATCTAGATATTTTCGTATGCGTTTTGCTAAAAATACAGCCTGCTTAACGTAGTCAACTTCAGAGTTATTCCTTGCAATTAAAAACGCACCTTTACTTTTCTGCATAGTCAACTAACTTTTCTACACTTCGTTGATTTTTTAATTTCATATAATCTGTATGATACGAGTTAGATGCTACAAAGTATACATCAACAACCGAATCATAAAATGCCTCTACATCGTCAACAATTGTAGGAATACCATTATCATCTGTTAGTACTGCAACATCATCTTGATGATTATCAAGTAGTAATCTTACAAAGTTAATTAACTCTTTTGTAACAGTAAACTGACACCCGTTATAAAAATACAACAAGTTCTCTTGGTATTTTTCTACTAGCAATCGCTTTTGATTGTTAAGTGTAAGCATGTAATTAGAAAAATCTAATGCCTTTTCTAACCGTTCATCCATAATCTCTCTCCTATAATATTATATATTCGCTTAGACCAGAGATCTGCTTGAAGACTGGACTTTATACTAGTATAACACTAAATTAAGAAGAAGTCAACCTTAGAATGAGGAAACTGTAGTAGCGAGGGGAGTTATTTGGGTTACTGTTGTTGTTGATACGCCGTCGATTGTAGCGGTACCGTTTGGTCTAAAATACGCAGCTTGATTGTTTACTATTGCTATTACGTTTTCATCTGGGTTTCCGTAAGCTGGATCCGTAAGCTCAACTTTGAACTGTAGTACAGAATCACTTAGTTCCATAGCATATAATGTATATCTGTTAGGATTGTATACTCCTCCACCTGAATTGTAATAAGCAGTTTGGTATGAACCAGACATATAGTCATGTCCTATGCCGCCATACGCTTGCCCGACTCCGCCTGATGCAGAAGTGCTGTTGAAGCCAAACGAGATAGTACCTATTGCATTAACCATGTTTCTCCAATCAAGAGTTTTACCATCACTTCCACTATAAGTCATCGATGGAGTAATTCTAATTTGACCACCTGAATTAAAATATTCGCGGCGTAGTTGAGCGTTAGGCCAGGTTACTTTCCAAATATGGTTACGTGTTCCGTTCCAAGTACTCGGTGTATCTGATATATCACATATTTCTAACGCAGCTTGACTTGGATGACATACTAAAGCATCAGTTTCCATATCAGAAGCTAGTGCCTCAAGCCCTGCTAGATAAGCTTCTTCAACTTTGTTTGTATTTGTTGTGTTAGTAGCATAGTCGCCGACTTGGAAGGCAATTGGAGTATACGCTGCTGTGCCTACTTGATGATATCGAATTCTTAAAATATTAATGTATAGGGTTTTGTAATCTGAAGCATCAACTGTGTTAGGACTGCCTGCAGAAACTATTGCACTTGAATCGATTGCAATACCATAACCATATCGATAAGCCATAGTGGCACGATTTGTTTCAAGAGCAGGCTTGAGTAGATTATCTACTCTTGCTTTTAAATTATTGAAACGTGCTGCTTGTACTTTTGTTGGCATTAATAAACCTCTCTAGTACTATTTATCGAACGATAAATTTGTATAAACTGATTAAGAAGTAAATGTGCCGCCCCATCCTTTAGTTACTGTACTTCCTACACCCGAAGCTTCAAAGAATGTAAAGGAGCCTGTAAATGTACCAGTTGATGTAGGATGGATATACAATTGAATGCTTCTAGCTTGGTTTGTACCAAGGAAGTATGTTTTAGATGCTGTTGGAGATGTAGTAACACTTGGATAGTTTAAGCTATAACTAATGTCACCTGCACCGCTACCTACTGCAACCGCTATATTACTTGGTCTAGTAAGTTCTCTAATTGTTACACTACCTGAACCTGCTGTACAAGTTACTGTCCAGCTATATGATAATGCGCCACTTGCAGTGGCTGAGTTGAAGTTCATAGCTCCAGCACTACCAAAGTTTGGAGTTACTGTATAAGCAAAGTCAGCAGTTGGCGGAGCTGGTGTTGGAGCAACACCACTTAGTGTTCCTCGATTGCCAAAGTCACCAAAGCCATCACCGACAATTCTTGCTTTAGTAGCTAGTAATGATCTTGCTGAGTCGGAGTTAGCTACTCCTGATAATGCTACTCCGTCAACGTTAAACGGAATAGGATTTGTTGCAATGTCCATCGCAGTAAAGAATGTCTTATAAAACGGTATTGATAACTGCGGTGAATCACCTGATACTGAATAATAGTTATTATAATATTCTCTAGTCCAATAAGCTAGTCCAGATACGTCAGGTCGTCTATTCAATGCATATCTAGTTTCACCAGCAGTATTTAAAAAAGTGCCTGTTCCATTATAAAATGCGGTTGCAATTGCTTCGCCTAGTGTGGCTGCAGTTGCTGATGGAATATTTAAAAGATAATTATCCTTGTACTCATTATACCAATGTGGTGAATAGTTGTATTGTACTGATGATACACTTGTATCAGTTATTGTAACACTAACTGTCGATAATCCGTTATTTAGAGAGAACGTTAATACTTCTGTACCTTCTGTTGCCAAGTCACTTGATATTGTATATGTTAAGCTAGCCGAATTTCCTATCACTACCAACGAACCAGTTAGGCTAGCATTAGAAATATCTGCAGAAGTTACACCTGTAATAGTATAAGGAACAAATGCGTTATTTGCTACATTGGTTGTTGTTAACGTAATTGTTACTTGGTTACCTTCAACAACAGTTGCAGCAGTAGTGCCTAATACGTATGTTGGTGTGTTAACATTAACTGGAACACTAAATCCTGATAGTGCTGTAGATGTAAAGTAGCTAGGACTTGTTACGGTAATACTACTTGCACCAACTGCTCTATATTGTTGTATAGTGCTAGTTAATGCGCCGTCAACGTTGTTATCAACATTGTTATCAACAACTACATCATTAAATTCAATTCTAAATTCAATTACGTTTGAACTTGTTTCTCTAGCTTTAATTGTGTATAAGTTTCCTGCATAAATTCCACTGTATGATCCAGCGCCAACTTTAGCATAAACTGTTTGGTAAGATGAGCTCATATAGTCATCACCAATATAATAGCCTTGTCCGCTAAGACCTGCAAAGGTTTGACTTCTTGTAAATCTAACTATACCTATTTGGCTACACAATGCTGCCCAGTCTAGTCCCTTAGGAGTACTAGGGTTAGTATTATTTGCACTTAATCTAATTTCGCCGCCTGAGTTAAAAAAGTGTCGTCTAGCATCAGCATCAGCAAATGTTGCCGTAAAGATATGATAGATAAGACCGTTCCAAGTAGCTGTTCTTGTGCTTGTTAGCTTAGGTTCTAAAGCTGCTTGACTTGCATGCATTAATAGTTTGTCTGTTTCAATTGCAGTCATTAATGTTTCAAAGTCAGCAACACCTTTTTTGGTGCCGTCAACGTCAGTTCCAGATACACCTGCATCTGTTATAGTTCCACTAGTATCTTCTGCAATAGTATTTAAGTTAGCAATAACTTGTCGAATACCCGTTTCAGCTACACCAACTTGGTGTATCCTAGACTTAACCATATCTGTATAGATGTTGTTAAGGTGACTAGATGAAACTATTGAATCTGATGCTACTTGCGATGATGCAAGCGTCTGACCATAGCCGCTGTCGCCGCTTCCAGTCCCTAGTATAAGTGCTACTCTCGATTGTAAATTATTTAACCGAGCTGCGGTAATATCTGCCATGTTTGATCCTTACACTTTTAGTACGCATTCTATTAATTTTTCGCCTTCTTCATTACTAGTTTCAAGTGCTATTCCGACCAAAGAATTTGTTGCAATAGTTGTACATATACCGTCTGCCCAAGCATACAGTGATTGTCCTTTAGACACTCGACCTGTTACTCTTACAGGTAAACGTCCTTTTAAACCAATTGCTTGACCGTCAAGTTCTGAGTTCATTAAGTATGCTGGTTTATCTGATATAACACCAATACACTCGTCTCCTACTTTAGCTGCTCTAGTTTCCGAAGTACCACCAACTGCCATTGCAGTTCCTACTGGATATTCTTGATCCGTTGTATATTTTTCTGCTAAATCCGCATAACGTGCTTGTGTTGCAGTACCTTCGAATAAGTTTGCAGCAATGTTGCCTGTTGCGTCTCTTACTGCAACAGTATTATTTGAAGCACTAGCACTTGCTGTTCTAAAGTCTGTACCGACTCTTAGTGCAGTTGCTTGTGAAGCTTCACCTGTAAATGCTGATGCATATACATTGGAAAATTTAAGGGAGCCGCTACCTAGTGCAAACGTGTTGTCTACTGCTGGTAGAATACCTGAAGAATTAAACGTAACCGAATGTGTTGTTGTTCCAGAACCGTTTGTTGACTTTACCTTAATTTTACTGTTGTTGCCTGTAATATTTTGAATAACACCGTCAGTGCCGTTCTCAATTAATAGCTGTAAATCCTGTGAGTTACCAATTTGTATTCCGCTGTCTGGAAATTCAACAGTAGTTGTAAAAACTGTGTTATCGCTTCCGGATTGTTGAATAAAGTTTGATGCTAGTACGCCACCTAAGCGTAATGAGTCTGAAGAAGTACCCCAAAAGTAATGTCCTGCTGGAGTAGTTATACCATTGGATGCTAATTTAGTATTAACTAGTGTAATACCCTTCTTAAGTCTATCAAATCCTGTAACTGCGTTACTTACTGCAATATCAAATTCAAATGCACTAACCATCATTACAACTTCACTATTAAGTGTACCTGCGATAACATTTCTGTTTGTGCCATTAGTATCAAGAAGTTGCAAGCTTTGCATTTGGGTTACGCCATCACCTGCGTTTTGTGGTCCAATTAATATGAATAGTGTGCCGTTGTAAACGTACAATTGATTGTTAGTAGTATCCCACCAAAAATCACCTATTGATAATCCTGTTGGTTCAGTTGCAGAAGCCTCTGATCCTCCATTTGTTCGCCACTTTGTTCCGTCATAAAACTTTAATTTAGCTGAAGCTGTATCATACCAAAGCTGACCGCTTAGTGGTCTAGCTGGTGCTGTTGCTCCGCTAAAGTTTTCTAACAAAAACAGAAAGTTTTCATTTTGTATTTCGCCATAACCTGCGTAGTTCTTACCGATGAACTTTAAATCGGTAGTTTGATCGACTGTCCCGTCTTCTACGTTGGTTAAAAGCGTATTATTGTATCTATCTATTTGATATGCCATTGGTGTAACCCCTAAGTACTTATGTTATTTATCGTTTTGATCATATGTTTAATAAGCAGTTGTTGCCTGCCACTCCCATGCTGTTCCATTTGACTGGAACCTCATCAAACTACGTGCTGCAGTTAATGAAACGTTACCGCTAGCACCAGCAAAAACAATGTCTTGTACTACTGATTCGTTCTGTGTTCCGTTTGAGTCAACTGCTATGTACGAAATAGTTTTAGCAGAGTTTACATCAATACCACTTGCTGTTGCATTGGCATATGATGTGCAGTGTAGTTTAGCTTGCTTATTATTATTAATTGTTGCAGCCGGATATAAATCATTTAAATATCCTGCGACTGCTGCTTGTAGTGTTGAGCCTGTTCCTAATCCTGTAATATCAAATCCCATTACTATAGTTTCATTTGCTATTTCAGTATCTGCATAGATCTTTGTTGCAACGTCTTGTACGTCGGTAGGATCTTTAACTCCAGTAATTTTATGATTACCAGTAATTGCTATATTGCCGCCTGGTGAAACAACCATTCCGCCAGTAGCTGTAATATTAATATTAGAAACAGAATTACTAATAGTATTACCGTCAATTCCAATTGAATCAACTTGTAGTGCTGTAAGTGTTCCGAGTCTAGTTAGTTCATCTGCGTATAAAATATTTGACAAACTAGTATTTGTTAGTTTAACTTGTCCTCCAATCTTAATTGATGTAGTCGTATCTGATAAATCAATATTTTTATTGAATGTCCAAGCATCTGTTGCTCCTAGCCATTGAATAGTTTTGTCAGTATCAGTTGACAACAGTGTAACACCACCGCCTTCTGCTCCAGCATCGTCTCCGCCAGTACTATCTGACTGGTAGCCTAGTTCGATATTCTTGTCTTCAACCCTTAATGTCACAGTATCAATTGTTGTAGAAGTTCCTTCTACAATTAAATTTCCTGTAGCTCTGATATCGCCCTCAACATCTAGTGTGTATGCTGGCAATCTGTTAGTAGTAAAAATACCAACTTTAGCTGTACTTGCATCTACGTAAACAGCGTCAACAATTAGTGAGTTAAACTGATTACTACGCACACGCAAACTCATGTCATGGTCTAGTAACTGATTTTCTATATAAAATCTCTCACCGATCACTTTTTGTACGTTGTTTTGTGATAGACCAATTGTCAAACCACCGGAGTTTTGAATAGTTAATGAACCAGTTGTTACATCATTTGCGTTTGATGCTAAAAACTGTTCAGCTGTTCTATTAACTCCTGCCGCATCTGTAAGTGCTAGTGAACTGCTTGCTACTCCAAGCCATTTAAAAGTAGTTGCATTAATAATATTAATGCCTTCGTAAATAATTCCAGTTGTATTTGTTGCAGTAACTAACCCTGGAATTCTTTGTGAGTAAGTAGGCGTAAATTCTATTGCACTTAATACTGCTGACAATGTTCCGCCAACATACAAATATGCTATTGTACGTGATCTGCTTTGATTATCAAGTATACTACCAGTTTCAAATCCTGTTTTCTTTTGGGTTACAGTGTATTGTGGACCAATTAGTACTGTATCAGTTCCGTCAAATGCATAAAGTTGATTGTTTAGGTTATCAATCCATAAATCGCCTGCTACCATTGTAGGCAGTGTGTTTTGGACAAACGGTCCGCCACTTGCTTTCCATATTAATCCGTCAAATACTTTTAATCTAGCTGCACTAGTATCCCACCAAAGTTGCCCTGTTAACGGATTACTCGGTGCTGCTGTGCTAGAGAAGTTTTCCAACAATTTAATAAAATTTTCATTAAACGCTTCGCCGTAGCCTGTATAGTTTTTACCAACTAATGTAAGGTTTGTACTAGCTGTGTCAATCTGTCCGTCAATTAACGATACTAGTAATGTACCGTCTGTTTTGTTTAATTGATAGCTCATGATGTAACTCCAGTATATATAATATAGTTAACAGCTAGGTATGGATCTAGGGTATCCATTGCAGTTCCTAAAGTAGTTGATGTCTTAATACCACCACTTGAAGCTAAACCGTGTGTTCCTTGTGATCCAGACTCTATTGAAAGTTGAATTGCTCCTGTGTCTACAGGAGTACCTGTTCCAACTCTTGTTGCATAGTACTGTGTTCCACTGTCGCCTTCCATATCATGTTCGTGTTCTGGCAAATTTCCTATTGTAATTGAAGTACTTTGAGTGCCTCCGCTACCGCCAATACTGTCTGCATTTGCATCTGTTACTCTGTTGGCACTTGCACCGCCCATATTGTCCATGCCTAGTGCAAATCTTCCTCGCATATCAGGTAATGCAAAAAAGTTAACTCCTGCATCACTAATTAAACTAGCATCTTTAAAGTTAAACCCAATAGCTAACCATAATTCGTTATAATCTGACTTTCTTACTTCTGATCCATCACAAAATAACCAACCTGACGGAGTTGCTGTGCCGCCATATGGCATAAACACTCCTACTGGGTTGAGTGGAATATCTTTTATAAGGTTACTTTTTGTAATTCTAAATACGCCTGTTGTTCCAGTAGGCCTATTTAATAATACTTCGTCGGAATTCTCTGCGGAATACGTAACATCTTTATTGGAAATAAACGTATCAGCAATTGACATATTAAATGTCTTAGTGCTTCCGCCTGTTTGTCCGTCAAATTCAAAGCTTGCAGCTTCTACATCTCCAGAAACTGCAAATGTTGTAGCACTTGCTAGCTTATCTGACGAGCCTGCTCTACCACTAACTGTTCCACTTACGTTACCTTGAATGTTGCCGTAAAAAGTATTAGCATATACACTGTCGTACTTGTTTACTAACGTACCAATGTTTCTAATTGATGCTGAATCTGGTGCAATATTTCCAGTTTGCAAAATACCGCCTACATCAACATTACCGCCTATGTATGCATTAAGTGCAATGCCCATGCCGCCTGTTGTAATAAGTGATCCTGTGCTAATACTAGAACTGTTAATAGTACTAGTAATTGAAACATAACCTGATGCAGCAACTCCTAACTTAGGTGAAACTTTAACATTACCTGATACATCAAGATCTTGTTCAGGGGCACTATTATTAATGCCTACTTTACCACTTGAATCAATACGCATTACTGTAGGTGTTGATGTTCCGCTACGTAATCTAAAGTCAATATTGGAACCACTAGTGTTATGTTGTATAACGGCTTGCTCGCCGTCTACCCCCATACTAAGTTGTCCGCCTGTACCAATTACTATACCGTTATTATTTTTAATTTTTAAATCAAAGTTTGATGTTGAAGTTTGATCTGTTCTAACAAAGTTAGCTGCTGGCACAGTTGTTGAGCCAACCACAAGTGCATCAGCTTTTTCTGCTGTACCAAAATACTTTAAAGTTTCAGTTCCAAATAATGCAGTATCACTAATATTCATTCCTGCTTGTATGCCAGTTGTAAAACCTGCAATAGCAGACTTTGGAACAAATGCTCTATCACTAATAATGAAAGCTGGTTTGTCTTGCAGTTTAACAGAAAGAATAGTGTATGTTAAGTTATCAGTTCCTATAACAGATTCTGATTTTGTACCTGTTAACAATCCATCTGTAAATTCAGGACCAACTAATACCCAAGTACTACCTGTAAACAAATATAACTGCTGACTACCTGTATTAACCCACAAGTCGCCTGCACTACTGTTAACAACAGCTGGTTCAGAACTTGCTTTTTTAAGTCCTGCTGCTGATTGCCAAATTGCTCCGTCATAAATTTTAAGTTGATCAACTCCTGTCGACGTATCGTACCAAAGTTGTCCTTCTACTGGACGTAGTGGTGCATTACTGTTAGCAAAGTTTTCCAACAAGTGTAAAAAGTTCTCACTAATTGCTTGACCATATGCTGTTGTAAATCTACCAGGTAAACTTAAAGTAGTCTCCGCATTAAGAGTGTTGTCTTCAACTGTAATGGTTCCTTTGTTTACAGAGTCAGTGTAACTAATTGCATATGCCATAATCTATTCCTTACCCTGCCAAACTTTGTACACGTACAGTGTAGTCAATTTGTATTAATCTGTTAAGTGACTTTTGCACAGGATGGAAAATAACATGTGTAATTAATCTGCCTGCGCCAGCTGGGCTATAACTTCTTAAACCTAATTCATCAAATACAAATGCATTATCAGGATCAGTTGCGTTGTCAAATGCCTGTTGGCCGCTTGGTTCACCATAGTCTAGTAAACAACTAACTAAAATATCAGTATAGTTAGTTCCACTTACGTGTCTTGTTTCTGTTTTATTTCTAGCAGTGTCTGTGTTATTAACACTTTTTTCGTCAACTACTTTTGTATAAGTTTGATTATACAAACTAGCATTTGTGCCTGTACTGTTAGGAGTAAGATACGTAATAATGCCTGTCGGATCAACACTTGTGCCGCCATTTCCGAAACTCATTTCGTAAACAAATCCTGCACCTGCATTACTCAGACTTTCTGCCAACGCAATACTCATATTTTCATAATGGATTGCATTGCGTTTTTCAACATATACTGCCTTTGACTCAGGGTCAAAGATTTTAATATGTCCTTGTACTAGTACTCCGTTTTTATCTTGCATATTATCACTCATTGTATTTCCTATACTGTATTTATTCTGGTAGCGCCGATGTGCCTGCTCGTAAGAATCGTGCAATTGAATTTTCAGCGTCTCCCAGCATTTCACCTGTATTTGTCCAAGTTTGACCAGTCTTTTTAATAACTGTAACCTTGGTATTAAGTGCTGGAACGTTACTTAATATTATTGTATTATCATCACTATTAAATTCAAATTCTTTTGGTAATGTTATGTCACCATCTGGGCTATCTAGTGCAATTACAGGATCAAAAGATTCTAAAGTTGTTTTTCTAAGTCTTTTACCAGCGGAAAACACTTCAATTTCATTATAAGTTCCAACATCAAATCCTAATGTAAAGATTGTTTGTGTTCCATTTCCAACAAAGCTTTGAGACTGTGTAACGTCTTTATATGGTATAGTCTTACTTATGTTCTGATCATATACACGTTGTCCTACTGGATAAGTTTCCTTAACTCCAGTACCTAGTGTGCCTCTACGTAGTTGTTTTAATGTATTTTCAACTTTAACAAAATACTCAATACGTTCGCCGTCAATGAATATAATGCCTGGTAAGTTTTGACCTTTGCTCGGTTCTGACAATGTGCTTCCATCAACTACTTCAACACGCAAATCAGTACTATTTAAAGGTTCGCGTAACTTAGTAGCTTCTTTATCTAAACGCTTAAAGTGTGTTCTATTCAACATATCTTTAAATTGTCTGTAAGCAAATTTTGAAGTACTTACAGGTGCAGTAAAGTGAATAATATCTATAACATCATTAGCTGCTGGTGTTTTTGTTAACCTTACATTCATTTGGTCATCTGTAATATAATAATCTACACTTGGTGTTAATAATTCTCCATTAACACTTACCCAAACATATTGTGCATCAACTGCTTTCTGCCGTAATGGCACTTCACCAACCGTTAACCTATTGTATGTTACTGTTTGTACGTCTGTGGATGTTAACACAGTTCTTGCAACAACATCATAATTAATTCTTTCTATACCTAATAGATCATGATTTGAAAATTGGAATACTTCTACAGTTTGATCTGCTGCCGGAGTAGTATCAAGTGTAACTACGTTTCCAGTAATTCGGTATTCACCATCTGTTATTGCGTAAATTGCAACTATTGAACTTTCTTCTCCTACGTTGTCTGCTAAAATAATTGAACTATTAGCAATATCAAATCTCCATTCGTCTGGAGTAAACCTTTCTATGCCATCTACAAATACACTAATATCAGCAGCTGAGTTTGATCCAACTGCTTCTTGGAAGGTTTCAATTTTGTATTCTCTCCTTTCAAATTCATCTATAGTATATTTAATATTGTATCCAGGGTTTAGAATCTTATTAGCAACCTTAACAATAATGTTATGCTCATTTGGTAATGCATAAAACGGTGTTGTAGCTAACTGATAACTTCTAGTAGTTCCGTCTGTTGTAAAAGTATCTTTACTAACTTGGCTGTAGTTAATTTTTAAAGAATCACTAAACACAGTGTAGTGGATTTTTTGACCGCTAACAGTTGGAGGAGTATTAAGCCTAATACCAACTTTAGCTGTACCGGGTACACTATCGTCAGCACTATTAAATACTGACACATTATAGCTGATGCCGTCTATGCTAACAAAGCAAGAAGTACCTTCTTCCCAATCAACTGTTGTTATATAATCTGCCTGTCCAGATGTAGTATCGCCTACTCCAAAGTCTAGTACTTTTTGTGTACCTTGCGACATTGCAATAATATTTAATTCGGCGCCTGCTGTTGCAGAGTTAAGGACAACATTATTATTCTGCCAATCAATTGTATATAAACTATCAGCTAAAATAACATTACCTACTTTTACTAGTACTGCTTCAGCAGTACGTGGAATAGCACCTAATGAATAAGTTGTATCACTTCCCATAATATAGCTTTGACTATGAATTATTCCTTGGCCTGCACTATCTCTAGTATACACTTTAAGATCAAGTGTATCAAGGACTTGCCCTGGAACTAATTCTTCAGGACCGCCGCTTGTAGTAGGCGTAATAAATCCATCGCCGTCTATAATAATATCTTCAGCGTTAATACCTTTAGCAGTAGTGTATGCTAAGTCGCCGCCGGTAAGTGCTGTATCATAGCTGTCAGCATCTGGTAATGTACTACCATCACTAGTTGTTTTTCTAACAATTAGTATATCGCCGGATACCAAACTTATTCCCATTTCTTCTAAATCAAGTGCTTGTGTTACACCGTCACCAATTATAGAATTAGTAATTGCACTAGGGTTTGTATTTACTGTACTTGCATCATAATTAGCATCATCTATTCGAACACCATTTTTATAAAAGTTATACATGACGCCATCAGCTAGCGGTTTAGTTAGTGCTACTGCATTTGTTGATCCGTCAGCATAAAAAAGTTCATCTTCGTAAGTATTGTCAAACGTGTCCCAGCTATCTGAATACCATCCATTGCTGTCCCATCCTGCTGGCTTGTCGAATTCAAAACTACGTATTTGAACTCCGCCATAATCCACACCAGTCATTAGCTGTTCTAATTCTTTGCCGTACATACTAGAAGTAGGATTGTATGCAAAGTTAATTCTGTCTTCAGCATTAAGTAAGCTTAATGGTCTGTAGTATTGAATTTTAATTTTATAATCAAATGCAGGCGGTGTAGTAAATGTAATTCTGCCTTGCTGTCTTTTATATCCTGTTGTTGTATTTGAAACATTAGTATATGTATAAGCACTTCTAAGTTGTTCAACTAACTTAGTATTATCTTTACCTACCCACACAGTAACCTTTGAACTTGAAAGATCCATTGGCCATTCTAAATCATAAACTGTTTTTGTTCCTGTGCCGCTAACTGTTATTTCTTGTAATAATGTTGCATAATATACTTTACCTGAAACTCTATCAAACTTAGTTGTAATGGACGGACTTCTAACTACGCCATTGCCTAAGATTGCTGTAGCTGTTGCTGGTGTGCTTCCATCAGCTTGTGGGCCTTCAATAGTAACTACTGGAGTTTTAATATAACCTGAACCGTTAGTTAATACTTCAATTTTAGTAATTCTACCGTAGCCTAAATATGCTCTAGCAGTAGCGCCAGTGCCTTCTGCACTAGTAATTTTTACTGTAGGAGTATATGTATAACCTGTACCAGCATTTGAAATTTGTAATTCTGTAACTTGATACCCGTTGTTGTCGCTCCAATTCTTCCTTGGATAAAGTGCCGCACTATTAGGCTCGCTTACAATTACACCATCAATAACTTGTGCTTTGCTTGGCACAATAGACTTTGATTGAGTACTATACTCTGGTGGTAGATCAAAGTCGCTTACACTGCTATTTGTTCCTTCTACTGTTGTATAGTTACTAACAAACTCTCTTACATTTGTACTATAAGGCTTAACTTCATTAATATATGCTTCATAGTTTGCTAAGTTGTTATTATTAAATGTTATGTCTTGGAACAATGGACCAAGATTGTGTTTTGCTTTAACAAAGCTAGTTTTAAATAACCAGTCAGCGCCTTTTTGCTCTGCAAGAACGTAACGCAAAGTTGCAAAGAACAATTCGTTATATTCAACAGCCAAAGTTCCAATAAAAATATTATCTCTAATTGCTTCAAGTATAATTCTAAGCTCTCTTGAAGGAGTATTATCATAAAAATAACTATCAAAGCTTCTGTTATCAAAACCTACAGTATTTTTAGTATAGTCGTATAGCTTATCGTTAAACTGTATTGTTCCGTTTTGTCTACCAATAGTCTTATAGTTAATTGTGTAATCTTCAGTATCTTCGTCAGCTATTTTTTCTAATAGAAGCCAGCCGCCGGAGCCTACCGAGTTAATCTTAACTATATCACCTAGGCTGTTTTCAAGACTTGTTAATACGTATGACCCTTTAATGATATCATCAATTTCAGTAAACTGGTTATATCCAGATGCATACCAATCAGCGTAACTCCAAAATTGTGTTACGTCATAATCTTGTATGCTTCTTCTAAACCAAGTACTGTTTGCCTCGTTCCAAGAATACAATGCCCATTTATTAAACACTGAGTTATCAGCTTCTACAAGTACACTGTACCTTCTTACGCTAATTGAAGTGTTAGCATCATAGCCTAGGCCTTGATTTACAACTGAAGCACTTGTTATTTGACCTAGTGCATTAATAGTCAATGCTATTTCTGCATCTGTGCCAGTGCCGCTAATTGTAATTTTAGGAACAACTTTATATCCTCGTCCTGCGTTAACAATTGTAATTCCAACTAGTTTTCCGTTCTGTAATACAGGAGTTAGTGTTGCAGGAGTTACTTTACTTGTACTAATATAAACTAGTTCAGCATATGTACTAACTTTGTGATCGTACTCACCACCAATTAATGTTGGCAATGGTTCTTTCTTAGATAACGCAGCAAGATTGTATTCGTCTGCTAATAGATTTTCTTTTGCAACTATGTTAACTCTTTCAATGAATTGTTTTAACGCTTCAAATCTGTTAACAAACATTCCCTGTCTTGGTCTGTTTTGAATTCCGTAACGACTTTTTGCAGGAATCTGTAAATTTGGAACTGCACGTTCTTTTGCATCAAAGCCAATTAAGCTATCAAACCATTTAAGTTGGATATCAGCATTAGGAACACTAGTTGATAATCCCTTACTTAATATTTGATACTGGTTATGAACATTCTGACGTGTTTTTTCAACACTATCAGTTGTATACTTAATATTCAAAACAACATCATTATTATTAACAATATCATTACAATTTGTTAAAAGAAACTTGTTTTTGCTCAATAAGCTTAGGTATCTGTACTTTTGATCTTTAGGATTTGCAATTAATGCTGCAATATTTTGTATGCTTAATTTTCTGTTAGCATTAGAAGGAATATTCCGTTTATTTTCTACCCAGAAGTAATATAAAGTATTAAATGATTTACTTACATTGTCATACTCTAATCTAGTAGTATATTTTTCGTTACCGTATAAGCTTATGCCGCTAACACCTTGTGCTAGGCCTTCGTCAGTGTCTGCGAATCCATCCCAAGTATTTGGAAGGAATTTACTTTCAACCCATTCGTACACATTAATAACAGACCCTTCAAGTTGGGTATTCCAAGTATTCTTTTGGAAGTTAGTTGATCCCTGATAAGGATGTGCAAATCTAGCAGAGTCAATATTCCACCAAACTTTTCCAACATAGTTTTCTGCCCAATGTCTTCCTGGGTCAACATTATTATCAGCTAGTAGTCCAGTGTTATAAAACGCCGGATCATATCTAGTTTTAAATGCAATTTCTTGTTCTGCTATTCCTGCAATTTTACCTTGTATTGGATCAATAAAGTCAAGGTATGTAATTATTTTGTTTTCTTTTTTGTTATATAAAAATGCACCTTGTATCTTTTCAACATCAACTGGTGTTACGCTAGATCTAATTGCGGACCATGCAAAGACTCCGTTAAGTTTTCTAAAGTCAACTAATCCACCTCTATACTCATCGTCATATTGCTGTGGCATACCAATGTATATGTGATTATCATTAGTATAAATGTATTCGCCAAAGCTAGTTTGAGTTAACGGATACGAAATAGTTTCTGATAATGACATTCTATTGCCAAAAGATTCGTATATATAAACAACACCTTTGTCTATTTTAACATTCTTAAACGAAGTAAACTTTCTATCAAATGTAGTTGGTACTTCTTTCTTAGTAGAAGCTTTATCAAGCTGATAAGAATTAGATAAATTCTTTTCGTAAGTATCAAAACTAGTTGGAATTAGTTGATCGCCATTTAAACTAGATATTACAAGATTGTCTTTACCAAAATCTAAATTATATCCAAACTTTTCTGATTCTTCATCTTGTGATGGAAGCATTACTTGAGACGGAGTTGTTATTCCAAGTGCAGAGTTAGTAACTGTTCCAAATACGCCGTTAGCGTCTTGTACATATATGTATACAACACCTTGATTAATTCTTACAGAGTCTTTTAACGGAGAACTTACTGCTATCTTAGTTCCTTCAGGATTCATACTTATTTTATCAGCAAACCCGTCTATTGATGTAGCTTCTGTAATCATTTGAGAAAATACAAACTTATCGCCAATTTCTCTATACACCACTACTGCAATGTCTCTTGTACTATCTGTTTGTACTTGTGTACTAGTAGTAACAAGGACATCACCATTAGCACTTAAATCAAAGTCTTTACTAAACTGCTCAATATTTTGTATTGGGTCAAATACTGTTTCATCAGCATAGAATGTTTTAGATGTTCTGTTAGGCAACATCCCGACATAATCAACAGCACTGCTTAGTATAGTCCAACTATTACTCACTGCGGCTGCGCCTGCGGCAATGTTAGTTGCTGCAACATAAAGTATATTATTATATTCTACAATGGCACCTTTTTCGTATCTATAAGTGTTATCCCAAACGCCTCTGTAGTTTCTGTCTTTGCCGTTTTTCCAGCTTATGTTTTCCCAGAAAACAGGATCTGATACAAAGTTATTTGCAGTAGCATTTTTAACACACTGAAAATATTGATCTTGGTACAATACTATATCGCCTATCAAGTATGATAGTATTTGATAAGGACCTTTAAAGCTTGCAATGTCTTCTGCTTTTACACCATGTCGGTAAAACTCAATACTTCCAGGATCAGCTCTTGTTCCCAGACCGTTACTTGAGACTGCAAGAGTATAATATTTTCCTTTTTGTACAATTTTAACTTTTTTGCCAAAGCCTCTGTTTTCTTTTCCATGCTCAGAAACTAATACATATTGTCTTTTATATGTACCAACATCTGATCTGCGATAAATTGCAACAGCGCCTTCTTTTGATGGACCTGCTGTGCCTGACTTCTCAGCTTCAAGATGGAATACTTGTGTATAATCTTTGTTTAAGCTATATGGAGGATTTGCTATTCTTGAAATACCTTGTTCGGTATTTTCATTAAAGAACCAATACTCTTCATCAACTATTTCTGGGTTAGTAACAATATCAAACTGTGACGAATGTTCAAATACTACCAACTTACCAACTGTATCTGTGCCTACTGCAACATCATTTTCAAAGTCTGTTACACTTCCCATAACACGATTAACATCTGCTGCACCACGTTCTACAGTATTAGCATTACGCTGAATTGCATACTTTCCAATGTTAGTTAATTGATTCCAAAGGCCGCTTAACACTTTTACATAAACTCGTACACTATTAAAGTTTCTACGATAAAACACAACTTCAGCAGTACTAGTAGTAGTTGTTGTAATTGCAAGGCCACCTTGGCCATCATTTGGAATTTGTACGTCTTGAATTATGTCGCCTACAACAGGTTCAAATACATTACCAGCAAAGTCAAACTCATCAAACGTAAAATCAATGTAGCCGTCCCATAAGTCAACAACAGTTTGTTGCTTATTTAAAATATCAAATGTAAACCCTGCGGTTGCAACATCAATAATTCTGTTATCAAGATTATATACTCTAAATTCAGTTGTATCGTTTATTGATAAAGTATCAGTATATGCCTTTTCACCACGTACTATCCATTTGTTACTAAGTTGTGCAGCTTCAGTTCCGCCTGGATCGCCGGTGTAAGATAATTGTGTAATGTAACTAGCTCTGTTTTTATTTTTAACATATGTTCCAATGTAGCTTACTGCTGACTGAATGTTTGAATATGCATTCAACGCTCTTGCAGAAGATGCTAGTCTAACATCAGCGTAAACTAATCCTCGGCCAGTATCATAGTATGTTCCGTTATTGCTGTAGTTGAATGGAAGAGCAATATACCAAAAGCCATCTACTGCATCACTAGTATTGTATGTTGCAGATTCTGTATAAAATCCAACAAATATTGTTTCTTCAATAAACAGCTCATCACTAACACTAAAAATACCATTTGTATCTTTTAAGTAAATTACTGCACTATCGTTTTGCGTACCTACATATGCAACAGTTGCACTACCTGTAGCAGTTGTAACTGATTGTCCTACTGTGGGCAACGAAACAAACGTTGCTATAAACAATACATGGTCAATTTTATTTTGAATAATATGACTACCTGTAATAACGCTTCCAGTAATGGATGGTATGTCTCCGTCAAAAGGCAAATAGTTTGTTAAAGTAGGATATGTATAACTACGTTGGTTCCAGTAAAGATTAACTGTGTCGCCAACTGCTGTACCTAAGTACATATCTTTTGGTGCTCTTACCAATATGTGATCTACTGTATTTCCAGACAGCCCAGGGTCACCTGCAACTAACAATTGTAGTGTTGTTGAATCTGCATCTGCAGAAGCAGCAATATTAACATAGGTATCAAACGTTGTAAATGCCTGTGATGCAATTTCCGGAAGTACTGTTCTATTTGCTTTCCACAAACTTTCTCTATATTTTACAACGTCACCTTTTGTATATGTAGACGTAGTATTAAACGTATCTTTAAATTTTGTTTTTACTCCAGATGCTTCTGGAATACCAACTACTAAGTATTCGCCATCAGGACTAACTGAAATATTCTCGCCAAATCTTCCTGACGATGCTGCATTAAGTAAATCATCGTCACTATCTAATGTTAATATATCATCTAGTACTAAATTATTTTTTTCATCAGTACGTTTATAATGGCTTACTTTACCTAATACATCTCCAGGTGCTGATACAAATACATCATTGTTAGTTTCTGTTATTGCAACACTTTTACTAAACTGTTGTGAAGTACTATCAAAGTCTGAAGGATTAAAAAGTGTTTGGTTTGCTGTATACACTGGTTTATTTTCAAAAACTTTCCAGTCACCTTCGTAGTCATCAACCCAAATTTTCTGTTTGCCATATAGCTTGCTTCGCTGTGAGTTTAAAACGTCAATATTTGGAACACGAACTTTTCTAAACTTTACTACTTGGAATGACTCGTCTACAAAGTCTATAATATTTGCATTAACATCAGCCTTAACTGTTACTGTAGTTAAATTAATACCGTCTGTGTCAATTGCATACATTCCGTTAAGATTATATGCTTGTGCGCCACGGATACCAACAATGTCACTTGTAGTGATTAATGCACGAATTCCGTCTCCTGGAATATCTGCCCAAGTATCTAATTCTAAATCTACAAGACGCATTCCGTCACTTGCAAGTTTATCTGTTCTAAGAGTTGCTCCAACTACATGTACTGCTGCTGAAATAACTTGATAGACTTCCCAAGAATCTTTGCCGGTTTCAACTACCCATATATAATCGCCTAAGCTAGTAGCATTTATATCACCCAGTGATAGTTCTGATATTGATCCTGCTGTAAATGCAACATCCTCTACAGAAACATAACCACCTGTTTTAATATATTCGTTTTCTGTTGTTATCGACTTAGTTGGAAATGGGCTATGATCATACAACTCAGGCTTATCAAATACTTCATTAGGTAGTATTCTATATACCCTATCGTAGTTTGTTGCAGGCAACGTATCAATTAACTCAAATGCCTGCGGAGATTCTGTCATTGAATCTTCTTTAAGATTAAATTCTACCTGTTTAGTATTTTCAGTTGCTCCGTATCTGCCTGTTTGGATTGCCCATTCTTCATAAAAATCTAATGCTGAAGTTGTTCCGTCACCAAGAGATTCAAACAATTTAGTTAAGGCGTTCATAGTGCCTTTATCTGCAATGAATCCTCTATAAAATTTAAATTGGCTTACATCATCATTAATAATGTTTGCAAGATATTGTCTTTTTTGGTAGCCAATTAAATGCTGGGCCATACGTTGTTGTTCATCGTCAAAGCCAGCTGAGTCTAAATCATAAAAGTCAGCAAACTGATTTGCTTTGTAATCTAAGTTAGCTGTTAGTTCTGACTCTGGCTTTTTACTAAGTTGTAACCACAACGTAGCATTAAAGTTTTTTGCACCTGATAAATTGCTGTTAGCTGAATAGTAAAATTGTTTGTATTTTACTAGCTCACCAATTTTATAATCTTTCCATTGCGTCCATTCTGTAATAATAGCTTCGTCATATAAGAAGCCTGGAAGATTTAGGCCGCCATTCCAATCGTCAGTTCTGTAACCGCTAACTTTAATTCGGTCTTGTCTATATCCTGATTTTGGTTCATAAATTATATCACTGAACGCAGTTTTATTATCTAAAATAATAACGTGTTCTTTTTGCACAATAGGCAAACTTATATGATATAGTCCGTCATCAGTATTTGAAGTTTCAAGTCCAAAACTATTTCCATCTCTAACAAGACCGTTAAAGTCTGCTGATAAAGGTTGACCGTCTGCTTGTAATATGCTATAATCGTAGAACTTATCATATAGATTGTCTACAACTACAAAGTCTCTATCAAATTGTATTTTTTGTGCGCCTGGGCTTAACGTAATTACAGTTCCTGCAGCCCAACCTTGAGTGGTAAAGAACATAAACTCTCTAGCACTATTTTCCCAATTTTCAACTACTTCGTTAAAAGCATCTACTTCGTTAAAAGAAAATCCTAATACTTTTTGTCTAGCATTGTATCCTAGCATAAAATCTACTACTTCTTGTGTAGTAGCAAGTCTTGTTCCGTATTGTAATCTAGATGGAGTGTCAGTAGTTTCAAAGTCCTTATAGAATACAGCCGTTCTGCCGCCTGTAATTGGAAGCTCCTCTAAAACAGCAAATCCTTCGTCGGCATCAAATGTCTCTCCACTAGTAAACTGTTTAGCTGTTCTAAAAAATTCATTCTTAAACTTAACAACCATTCCTCGTTCATAAAGTGTTCTTGGTGACCATTCTTGTTGTGATTCTGAGATACCGCCAATTGTAACTGTTATTTTTGAAGATCCGGTCTTTGGCTTATAATACTCAAAATATGGTTCAGTATTACTATAACCTCTAAGAAGATATCCTGAGCCTGATTTTTCAATTGAAATTCCGCTGTAGGTTACCATTTCTAACGGGCTACTAGTATTATTAAAAACCTTAAAACTTTCTTGTGGAACAAATATACCATCTCTCTCTGTTTGTTTAGAAGGAGATCTGCTATCAAGAATTAAATTGAATTTACTAGTATCAGTAAATCCTCCAACTTTAAATCCTAATTGATTTGTTAAGTTTACAAGGTTATTTTTATAGTCTGTATAAACACTCAATACATCACTAGATATTAAGTTATAAATGTAATTTACAAGTCCACAAGTTAATACTCTAGTTTCATCTTTATATGTATTAGGTATTTTTGCAGTAGATAATTGAATAGGTTTATTAGTGTCAGTTTGCACCCATTGCTTAACCAAATTCTTTTTAATTCTAGATACATCAAATCCTAAGCCCATTACTTTAGCAGGTTTATTTAATAGGTATGCTAATAATACTGCAAATGGATATTCTGAACTTCTTCTCCAAGCAGTTTCAACTGGGCTGTGATCTCCGAACTTCCAACCTGACGTTGCTTCATTTCTTAAGAAGTTTCTAGTAAAACTACTATCTCTAGGAGACTTTAGTCTACCTTGACTGTCAACTGGAATATGTTTAGTTAGTCCTGGTCTTGCATATTTTGAGTTAACTACTTCTGCTACTCCAGGTACCTTAATTCTGCCTTCTTCTAAATCTTTCCACAGTACTAAGTTATCTCCAGAGTATGGAGCAGGACCGTAAGTTGTATCCCACCAAGTAGGCTTCATTGTAAACCCTAGCATCTCCCATGGATTGGAGTTTGGTCTATCAGTGCCATATGCATGGATGTAGGCGCCGCGCCAGAATCCCGGAACTTTATTTCCTAATGGGCTTGTTGCACTAGAATAATTAAACGTAAAACTATTATTAGGATCATAAAAGTTATGTTCAGTATATTCTGCGCCGGTAACTAGTCTAAGCCATTGAGTAAAATCGCCAACTAAGCTATTGTCTACTTCTGCTTTACTAAACTCAGTAGTTCTATATTCGCCAGCAATAAACTCTTGTATATCTAATAAGTCTGTTGAGTACGAAACTTTAATATTATTAAAAATTCTTCTTTCAAACTCTAATACTAATTCGTCTCTAAAATCTTTGTACGCTTTAATATAGCTGCCGTCATGCCCTCTAAGCATAGCAACACCAATTGGATATTCTTCAACTTCGTTATTATCTTCAACTGCATGATTTTTAGCAACATCGGCCATATAGAACACTTGTGCTAATCCTTCAAACACATGTTCATGCACAGTTCCTGTGCCGCCACGTGCTTTGTCATCGGCTATTGCTGATGCTTGTGTAGTATGCAAAGGATAGAACCAACCAATTTTACCTTTGTAAGCTTTTGTTGTTTGTTCAATGCGTCCGTAAACTTTGTAAGGACCTGTTACATTTGTTTTTACACCAATATAGCTATCATCAATAGTAAGCTCTGGATAAAACTTTGGATAAAGTCCTAGCTTTGTTGGAGTAGGTGCTACAAAACTTCCGTCGGTAGTTTCATACTCGTATATTTCAATTATATCGCCGTCAACTTTAGTAGCACTAATAACAACATAGCCATCTGAGTTAAACGTATAATCTTGTTCATGTACTAATTGTATTGCATTTAAGTAAACACTAATGCTTTTTGCACTAAGAGTAGTTAAAGCAAAAGGAGTAGTTATAGGGTATGTTGTAGTTCTTGAATCTAAAACTGTATATTCAATCCTGTTAGAATCACCATAACCTAACATGTCAGAGAAGTAAAACGGTTCTGACTTCATCTTTTCTTTATTAAGTGTAGTTAAGATTTTATCTACATGCTGTTTTACAGGACCATCGTAACCTAGTGTAACCGCAGTTTCTAAAAACTTTCTTTTAAATCTTGAATACTCATTTTTAGAATATTTTAATGCTTTTACAATATTAAAATTTTTGTCTGTAATATGATATAATGGAAAGTTGATAGGTCCACTATGTTTAACAAATCTTTTTCCAAACTGATCTGTTTCGCCTGCATCACGCAACGAACCTTTGCCTGGAAAAACACCAGTAAACCCTTGGATGTCTTCAATCATAGTATCTACATGATCAATTACTTCACCTAATGTAAATTCAGTTACATCTTCATTAAGTGGATTTCTTTCTAAGTTATGTGGAAACTCATAATATCCTTTATCTGTTTTTTCAGATAGGCTATGAGTTTTTAATCTAACAGTTTGCCCAACAGTTAAGTTGTTATAAAATCTAACAGTTGCAAAACCATTTGCTCTGTCAATTTCATAATCTTGTAATCTTATTTTTAATTTATTGTCAACATAAACATGCAATATTAAATCGTTTATATCTCCGGCTTTTTTATAAACATCAATACCAAAGTTATTAAGTTGAATTTTAGTTGCAGAATACTGTCTAATAACCATTTGTCTACTGCTAGTAGGAATGCTACTAAATCCGTTGACATAATCAAAAGACGTTAACGACTTATACTTTTTAAGATAACCTGTATCAATTGTTTGACTAAGTAAGTCATTATCTGTTTGGTATGTAAACTTGTCATTTAACAAGTTAAAGTTAAAAACAATATCTCCAGAGTTATTAATCGATCTATAAGTTAAAGGAAATCCTAATTCAACATCATTAGTTCCTGTACTTTGTTTGTAGGAAAATAATTTAGTTCCTTTAAAAGTTGTAGATCCATAATATGTTGTGTCACTAAAACTATTTGAATTAGCATCAAACACTTCAAACAGTGGATGTTCGTTTATTTTTGTTTTCTGCTGGGACTGTATCCAAGTAGTTCCATTATAATGGAAGCTAGTTCCTGCGTACTTGGTGCCATTAGTTACTAATACTGTTTCTAAAATAATAGGAGCCGAGTCAGTAACAGGACGCAAGTTAATTTGTCTAATTTTATTAATTGTAACAAAGTTAACTTCATAAATTTGCCCACTTACTAGAATATCTGTATCTGCTGTAAACAAGACACGCATGCCGTCAGCTAAATCTATATTATCAATGTTGTATCCTGTTGATCCTTCAACAACACTAAACACGTCTTTAGTAAACACATCAACTAAGTCAACATCTTCTTTAGCAAAAACACCAAAGTTATTTAATTTTAATCCTGCTTCATATTCAATAATAGGACGTTTGGCTCTAGTACTCTCGTCTAGATCATAAGAATTGTTATTATAAGTTTCACTAGCAACTATAATGTCTTTGTGATACCAACAGTTATATCTACTCCAAGCATTTCTATCCGGGCTTGATCTATTAACAGTTATGTAATCTTTATCTGCAGCATATGCTTTTGCATCAGCGAATGGCAAGTCGTCAAACTTATCAGTATCAAACGGAATTAACTTTGATGTAGAGTATGCCGCTGGAATAATAAGATCTTTGTCTTTTATTAATTTAATATTAGATCCAACACCTTCAACATACCATTGTCTTGTATCGTACTTTGCAGGTGTTACATCTCCTTGGAAGGTTATTTTCATACCGTTGGATAATTTTACACCATTAGCACTAGTATAAGTTTTTTTGCCTAATACTTCTGTGGGAACATCAATTGCAGAATTCTCTGCAATATCATAAATTTTAATAAGTCCGCTAGTATCAACTGCATTTTTACTAATATAGTATAATCTATCTGGAGCATTTGTAGGAACAGTAAATTCAATTGTACCTTTATCAACATAAACAACTGATATAGTTTCGCCTTCTTTGCCGTACTTTGTTATTCCAGTTGGATATAATGTACTAACGTTATCGTCTGCATCAAAAGTAACAGATCCACTACTAGGCAGTACTACATAATCGCCTTGGTCATAATTGTTTCCGTATAACGCACCGTCGAATTGGCCGTCAGCTCTAATACCTTCAGACCCTGCTGTTAGTATTGCTGTGCCTGGAGTAAACGTTCTTGAGATTGAAAATGCAATTGGATGTCCAGGAGTATCAATTTCAAATCTATAAGTTTGTCCTTTGTATAATTTTAGTGTAGGGTTTGTTGTAAGTCCATCATTAAACTGATATGAAACATTATCACCCTGGTCTTTAGTTGTAACCGTGTACGTACTAACAACTTCTTTGCTTTGTCCTCTAACAGCAACACTAGTTGGGCCGTTTGGTAACCAATAGTATTCACGGAAGTTTACAAATTTGTCCCAATCAATATTTGGGTTCCATCCATATGTGTCTTGGTTATTAACTCTGCTATGGTTAGCAGTGTTTGCGCCAAAGGAACCTAATTGATTCATGTAGTCATTGTAATCTCTATAGAAAGTTACATTGTCTAAGTTATCTTTAATTACTGCTGCAGGTTCTAACTGATAATTTGCTCTTGCACTACTAACATCGCCAATGTAATTGTCCGAAGCTTTGTATGCTTTTGCAGTTTCTCTACCAACGTATCCACTAAGTTTTTCAGCTACTCCAGGTTGGATTAACTGATCAAGTGTGCCTTGAAGGAATTTCCTATTAGCTTCAGTTCTAAAAAACTTAGGTAAAAAGTCAATACTTATATTTTGTACTTTAGCACCCGGAACTGGTAGCGGACTTTCATTTTGATTGTTGTTATATGCCATTAGTAACTTGATCCAGTGTTAGATGATGTTGCGGAAGTTGATGTTAAACCTCCTCCAGTAGTTGATGTAGTTAAAGCTGATGATGCACTGCTAGTAATACCTGTTATAGTACTAGTTGAAGTTGATCCAGTAAGTACTATGCCGCTAGCTTGTATTTCTTTAGCAGTAATTTCTGTTATAGTTTCAACGTCAGAAACAGTTGCTGCACTAATAAAAATTTCGTCTGGTTCAGATTTTATTTCAAACAAACTACCAAACACCTGTGTTCCTTGAGTTGGAACAATTAAAACTGATGCAAGTTTAGGGGTTAATTCATTCATGATATAAGCACTTAGCTCTTGGAAGTAAAAAGTTTCTCCAAAGTCCCAGTTATCAATTGCAAAGAATCTATTAATAGCTTCAATTATACTTGATTTGAGCTCATTATCATTTGTAACAACATCTTTATTTTTAACAATTTTAAATTTCACTTGTAAATCCACAGGAGCTTTGCTTCCAAATAATATTTTATATTTTGCAGGATAATAAATTATTTCATCACTTATGCTTTTAATCTTTTCAATTGAAGAACCATAGCTTCTATATAATTCATCATTACTTTGTGGTAACGGTTGTGTAAGAATGTCGCCTGCAATGAATTTTCTAATATTTGTATCATATGTTTTTGTTAACAAGTAAGTATCGATTAAGTTACTAGCACTTGGATCAATTCTATAACTGCTATCAGCAACGTGTACATAATGTATTTTTAACCCATGTCTGCCTACAAATGCTTTATAATCAGAATTTAATGTAGTGTTGTTTAACGATTTGTTTAAAGTTTTAAACACTGCTTCGTCTTCTAGATAAAATACTTGTCCTTCAGTTCTTGTACTGTAAGGTGATATTGCGCCTTCGTTAGCAACTATAATAATACTGTTATCTGTGTTATCAAAGAACTTAAAGTCTAAAACACCGTCACTAGTAGTATACTTCTTTTGGAATACTGTTTTTTCTGTTGTAGTAACGTTTTCAGGATCAACAAGTTCATCAAATAATTCCGGATTGTCTACTACACCGTCATCATCTAAATCGATAAATTGTACTTCAATTTTACGTGAGTCTACATATCCATCTGTGTCTCTAAATGCGTCTGAGATCGACCAAGAAAAATCAGTTGTAAACGGACTTGCAAGTCCTGGTTTAGTATTAATATTTAAAATGTCAACCTTATCTCTAACTACTTGTCCTGTAGCTGGATTGTAAACTTTATCAATTCCGTCAAAATAGAATCTAATTTCATCTGCACTTTCCATTATATATTTCAAGTTGCGATATGTAATAGTATAAGTTTCGCCGTCAGTCTTAAAGAATAAGAACCAACTAGAATCAAGATTTTGTCCAGTTGTATCGCCAGCTTTACCTGTGGAGAAATCTAATAATGTATTAAGATTATCGTTAGTAATTAACTTCCATTGTCTGTCTGCTAAATCGTAACGTAAACCAAAATCTCTGTAAGCAAATGCTTGGTCAATAATTTGTACTTTAATAGAGTCAATTAATACTTTAGAAAAATTAGGAATAATTCTATCTAAAATTGCGTTAGTTGGAATATTATCATTGAATGCAATTGGGCCTTTACCTGTTACAGTATTTACTACTGTTCCGTTGTCGGCAATAGAAACTGCCTTAGCCCATTTATAAGCTGTAGAGCCTAATTTTATTGCAGCGCCAGCCATTAAGGTTCCGTCTTTCATAAAGTGAAATCCTGTTGGAGCAGTAAATCTGCACAATGCACCTGGTTCAATATAACGCAAACTATTGGCAGTAAATGTGCCAGTCATATATGGAGAATCTGTACTATCTAAAAATCTGCCAGTAGATTGATTAGTCGATGTTGTTGATCTAATCCATTTAGCATTTAAGTCTGAAACAATAGTCTTTGGATACTGATCTAAATAAAAGTTTCTAGTATTCGAAGCGCCTAATATAGGCTCAATAGTATTATTAATAATGCCTTCAATATCACTTTGTGTTGTAAATGTGAATTGGCTTTTTTCTAAAAATATTTGTTTGTATAAAATGCCGTCATCTGCAAACAAACTAGTATTACTATATTTGCCAGATACATCTTTAAGGTCAAAGTATCTACTAACACCACTACTAATTCGATTAGTACTTTTTGTTTTAATAATTTCTTGGCTAATAGCTAGCGGGCCAATATTATAATCTTCGCCAGTAATTAATCTATTTTGTGTATAATATGTTGCAGGTGCATTACTTTTAATTTCTGAGTCTGATTCAGATGCACTTCCGTTTGAAACAGTATAGTTAAGTCTAAGACCTAATGTAAGAGTTTCTAAGCCTCCTGCTTTATTTTGATATGGTATTTCAATAGAAACGTTACCCAATGCACCTGGTGTAATAACACTGGCAGCATTAGCACTAGTTCTATAATATATTTTAAAATTACCTGATGGTAAGTTACCAAATACACCGTCGGAAAATGTTAAGTTTACTCTATCGCCTACTCGAGTATTAACTGCAAAAACATCTTTAACGCCTTTGAACAAGTTGTTATATATAATGTTGTTGCCTTCAACAGCATCAAGCTTTGTCCAATAGTTTGTTTCAAATCCATTTGAGTCAACGTTATATAACCATACGTCAGTATCGTTAATATTAGTAACATCTATTGCTACTGTTTGATTAGGCTGTGGAGATGATATGCTAAAGGTAGAATTATCTAGTTTACCTTGTCTAAAGTGCATAAAGAATCCAGTGTTACTACTACCAGCGCCTTGGCCGTCATCTCTAAACAAAAATGCAGGGCTGTTTCCTGGAATTGGAGGTTCTTCAATAATGCTCTCGCCCATAATTCCTGTACTGACAGCTTCAAATCTTTGACTTACGCCTTCAATTCTTTTTGTAAAAGGAAAGATAGCAGCAGTTGTATTAGTTGCATTAAACCTATATTGCTGTGTAATAACATTAGCTATGCTAGCTGACTTTAACGGATTACCAATATTGTTTGTAACTGGTAATGCAGAGTTTAAAATCTTAATAAACTGTTCAAAGTAGCTACTATTAGCTTGATCATTCCACTTAATAACTGTGCTTGCAAGGTTTACACCTGAACTATCAATAATAGCTTCAGATGTTTTAATAGTAGAAAGCTTTAATAATCCGTTTGCTGCTTGATTTCTTCTTGGGTTATAAGAAAGCATACGTGCTAAACGTAAAATACTTTCTCTGCGTTCAGCAGTTTCTAAAAAATTCTCTCTAGCGTTTAAATCTACTCGGAAACTAATGTTCTGTCCAAGAAATGCAATCATTTCAATTAGTGCTAGATACTCTGATGACTCGATATAATCGTTGAAGTCCTCAGGATAATTCTGACGTAGATAATTAATCATTGTACGACGAAGATTATCAAAGTCATAACTCTGGAAATCGGCGTTACGGAACCCTTGGTAAATCCGCTTCCAATCTTCAGATACTAATAATCTTGTCTGTCTATCTGTTGAAGACATATTTGTTTCCTCTATTACTATGATATTTATCTGTTACAGATAAGTGCGTATATAATTTACAGCAAGCCATTTGCTTGATCAAATTTAAATCGTAACTGTTCAGATATATTAAAAGGAAGGAATACTACTACACATTCAACAGTAATACCCTTTTCGTACGTGTCAACAGTAATTGAATCTACACTCATTCTAGGATCGTGATTTACAATTCTTGTTACATCATCTACTATTGCTTCTTGTACATCAGTAGTAAATGGTTCAAACAGCATGTCCCAGATAACTGTTCCAAATGTTGGGTCACTAAGCTTTTCGCCTTGACGTATGTGGAAGTGATTTATTAGATCTTGTTTAATAAGATCAAAGTCGTATTTTGCAAACCCGTCTTTTTTGCCGTCAACAGTAGAGAACCCTCTATAAGCTCGCCCTTGTGAAGGGGCCTTAGTTGTTTGGGGGACAGTAACACGTTTATAAAGATTTTTTTCTAATTCGCTCATACTGTATTTACCCTATTATTGCGGACCAACTGGTAGTGTGACTTTGCCAGCTTCGTTAGTTTCATCTGGAATAGATGCTTGTTTAATTTCCAATTCTAAGTGCTTTAATGCATCTAATTTTTCATTATTAAAACGCTTTACGCAACTTGCCCTTACATTAGCATTGCTTGACGGAAAGTATGCCATTCCATTGTCTTTAGCTCGTTCGTTATATACAGCTACGATTAATGCTTCATCTGTTGGTGCCGGATTCCCGGTAGATTTAATTGCTCTCTTAAATATTTTATTGCAACCGCCTGCGCCATGCTGTATAGCAGTTGACCATAAAACATCTTGCAATGTTTTTGACTTAATTCTTACGTCAATACCTGTACTTTTAGAAACTTTATCAGCAGCTGGAACAAAATATTGAATTACTGCATAGGAATGCTGTGTTTCAGCCTTGTCTGCTTCAGACATTGCTAACTGCCAAGTTTCCTTAAACGTGTCTGTACCTGAACCAGCCGAAGAGCTTCCTCCTGCTGTTTGTAATAATTCATATACATCAGTATGCTTTGCTTTTAAGTAACGCATGAATCCTTTAAATGCACCAACTCTTGTTGCTAACTGGTAAGTTCCGTAGGACCAGCCGCCTGTTTTATCAAATCCAATTGCAGTAGGATTTCCTCTTGATTCGTATTTAGAGCTTAATGCTCCTAATTCATCACTATATTTAAAACTACTAGAATAGTTGTCAACTGGTGGAGTTCCCTGACCAGTGCCTGTTCCTCCTCCTGTAGACTGAGAACCACTTGAAATGCTTCCTCCACTTCCTGCTACAAATGCACTTGCTACTCTGCCGCCTTTGTTTTTATAAAACGAGTCTGGTGTGAGTACTCTTTCTGCTGTTGATAGGCCGCCTGGTGATTCTCTATCAGTTTCTGTCTTTTTAAACGATTGTGGATCTAAGTTTTCGTGATGTGGCCAAGGTTCATGTTGAGGAGCTCTTGTTAATATACTATCATATGCAACAGGATTTAAACTTCCTGGAAACACATAAGGTAGTTGTACTGTCTCTAACGGCTCAACAGTATCGGCTTGATCGGCTTGTGCTGCAATAGGCCCGTTCACGTGTATATATGTTGCAGTTTCTCTATGTTCTTTACCACTACTAATATGTGTATATGCACCAGCTGTTAATCTATTGTCTTGGCCGCTATTAATATGTAGATATTTGCCTGTTGAGATAAAGTGGTTTTCAGCAACTCCTGTATGCATTGTACCTGCTACTGTAATTTTAGAATCGTTACCAACAAGCAAGTTATGATTATGCTGTGCTTCTATTTGTACTCTGCCGCTTTCTAATCCTTTAGCATCTTGTTCTGCACCCTTACTATAACGTGCAGTAGCTTTCATATTAATATTTCTGCCAGCTTCCATGTTTATATCACGTTCAGCTGTAATGTTTAAATCATTATCAGTCATAATACTAACACTATCGTTTGCGTGGATATCAATTTTACCATCACTGGTCATTTCTATCCAAGTTGTGCCACGGGCATTTCCAATATAAATTAAGTCTTCTGAATTATGCATTACAATTTGATGACCAGTTCTAGTCCTAAATCTTAATAATTCATTTTGCGGTATTGTTTGTTTGCCACCCATTTCAGAAGCCATTTTATTAACATAAATTGGAGGGCCTTCTTCAGGATGAGTTTTTCTAATAAATGACGGATCGCCATCATCCATAACAAAACTTGATCCGCCTAGTCTATTATAAGGAACATTTATTTTGTCATCTGCCGGACCTATTGTAACCTTAGGAGAACCATCTCTTTTATCTTGTGGACCCGGAGTACTAAGGCCAAATACCATACTAGGAATTTCTCTTCTAGCACTAGTAGTTGTTGTTCCCCTAATTTCGTCAAATAATAATCCTTGCGTTTCAAGTACTTCTGTAAAATCTTTATTATAAGGTTTCTTAAACAAAGTAGGATCAATAGCGGCGCCGTCTTCAAATGCTTTATTATACTCACCTACGGGTAATTTTGCACCTTTAATATTATCAGGAGTTAATGCTGTTGTTTGCTCTGTACTAGCTTTACCATCAGGAACCATAAAGTTCATATAATCGTCAGGTATACAACCTATCCAATAACCTAAGTTTAAATTTCCTTCTGCAAATATTACAAGTACTCGTGTGCCGATGTCTGGAGGCACTGCCCACATACCATAACTCTTTTGAGTGTTTTGATAACCATCATTTGGCGTTAATCCGGCCGCTGGAGTAATTCCATAAAAAGGACTGAGGTATCGTACTTGTACTAACTCGCCTCCTTTTTCAGGAGTGCCGCCTGAACCAGAATACTTTATTAATTCAACTTCTAGTCCGCCCATATACCTTGTGTCGAGGTGGTTGACAACTACAGCTTCGTAAGGACCAATGTCTCTTTTCGTAACTTTTTGGTTATTGGTTCTTTTATATCTTCCGCTTTGACTCATGTTTTATCCGTCCTGTAATAGTAATTATCACACCATTGCATCAAAAAGGACCTGTTTCTGACTGCTCGTTTGTTGTAACAGTATTGCCCTCTGTAGTAGAATTGCCTGCGCCTCCGCTGATGCCTGCAGCAATGCCTACACGTATTTTTTTACCAGTTTCAAAATCGTAACGATCATCAAATAATGTTATTGCTTCGTAAGCATATACACCTGCATCTGCCGGCAAATGCGAAAAGTCTTGGCTGACAACTTTTGGAGTAACCCAAATGTCTGCATCCATTTCATCAATATCGTTATTAGTTAATTTAGCAGCATCAAGGTTAGCAGAATAAACAAAATCCGTAATAGGATTCTCTTTAGCTTTGATAATTAAATTTTCTTCTGTAAACGAAGTACCACTTATAATAGATAATGCTTTCTTTCGAGCGGTTACTGCGTTTTCAATATATTTTTGATTAATAGAAAATTGTTCAGGAGTTAAATTACTAATTGGTCTTACTGTTTTAGATAAAAGCAAATATGTAGAGTATTGTGTTACTGCTTCAGGAGGGATTACTTCGTCAGTAGTATTTGTAGCAAATACTTGATCTTTTGTTATTACGCCAGAAGCTGTAATAGTTTGGTAAGTATTTTTTTCTTGTTTAAATGCGTTTGGATTAGCTTCTGGATCTGCACCTATAGAAGGAGCATCAGCAACAGAATAGTCATTAATATCTGGATCATCAATTTCAGTCATATTAAATAATCCTTCCTCTATTAATTACACTTGTGTTTTTCAAAAGTTTAGCTGCGTCGGTATCAATTTTACTAACTGCGGGTGAAAGATCGTTATAAGCTACTGAATAAACTGTTTTAAGTTCACCTGTTCTATCTTTAATTTTAGGAGGTTGTGCTGTTCCTAGTACATCATTGTATGTATCATTAAGAGCGTTAACTGTAGCTCCAAGTTGACCCGATGGTGATTTAAGATCTGTAAATGCTGCACCAAACGACGGAACTGCTTTTATCAAAGAATTATTAACTAACGTTGATGTATCACCAATTAAATCAGTACTTTGAATTCCTTCAAATCCATCGCCAATGTCATCAACAAAGTCTTTTGCTGAAAAACTATTGCCAGCAAATTTATTTGCCATTTGATTAGCTGTTGTTCCTGAACTAAATTTAGCTATATCCCCAGTTACATTATTCTTTAAAGATGTTATTGCTGCAGATGCTTGTGAACCAGTGTTTGATAGTTTAGCAACTATGTTTTGATTTATTTTAGCTGCGTTAGCTATTGAACCAGTTAAATTATTTGTTAAAGAACCTGAAGAGTTTTTAACCTGTTCCATTAGTAGAGCAGCTTGATTAGTTGAACGTGTTTCTTCATTAGGGTTTACACTACTAGATTTTTGACTTTCTAGTACTTTAGCATTAGTTGGTAGATCTTCTTTTAATATCGTTTTATCTACTATTTGTACTATTCCTACGTTTCCAGGAGTAGACTTTGACGATTGTCCTGGCCTTCTCATTAAACTTATTGTTTGTGTAAACTGTCCTTGTCTAAACATGCTTGATACTTTCCAAACACTGTACAATCCGCTAAATTGAGGGATTACTAACGGCGTATCCATTAACGCTCCTGATTCTTGATAATCAAAAGGAGTTCTAAAATTAACAACTACAAACACTTCGCCCCTAGTATAGGTCATTGTGCCGTCGTCTGTAGTATTTGGAGAAGCTCCTGATTGCTTAGGAGCATAATTTCCTATTTCTTGTGGAAGAAAGAATGGGTCTCCCCAAATGTCCATTTCAACAGCAATCATATCAGTTACTTGGTTCATTATTGAATCATGAAATTGTTCAGCAATTTGACGTCTGATATCAAGACTTCTACTAGCATGTGCATTACTCGATTCTATTACTTCAACAACAGTTGCCGAAGCTTCTGTATTTAATTTCATTTTATCTGTATTGCCTGCGGCTATCGCGCCTTGAGGCAAAGCATCACTAATAATTGTAGAGTTTGCAGCCTTAGATTGGGCTGCGCCTGAGTTGTTGCCGTAACCAGCTAGTGCAGTTTTCATAAAGGCAGTATTAAACATGATATCAAATCTAAGTACATCTTCGTTAGAACCTGTATATAGGTAATCGTATTGTTTAGCTGCTGCAGCTTTTAATCCTGGAGTATTCTTAGGAACTTGTCCGTTACCTAATGTTTTTGCTTCATCTGTTTCGTAAGGAATAACAGCATAAACAAAAACAGCAGGAGGTCGTCCAATTTTTTGTTCTGTTTCTTTGTTTTCATCTAGATAACAATGTGTGTCAATTCTAAACCATTTCTTTATACCCTTATCATCACTCTCTTTGGTTGCATTGTCTTTACAATACTCACTGTTTAATAAAGTTTTTTCGATAGATTTTGTTATTTGGGCACCTTGTTCAAATTGATTAATTCTGCCTTTAGTTCCAGTTTGTGTTGAAACAGCATCTTTTCTAATTAACTGAGATTTTGCAGGATCAGAAAGTCCGTCGGCGCCAGTATATGATCCATTCAAGCTGGACATTTTTTGGTCACCACCTTCTGCGTCATCTTGAACTAACGTTGATTTTCCAATCTCATTCATTTGTGCAACATCAGAGGCAAATGCTAGTAAGGTTTCAAACATATCTGTAACTGGTTTTAATCCAGTTGCATTAGTAACATTTTCTTGTCCAAACATTAAATCTTCAGTAACATCTGCACCTGCATTAAATTGAGTTGTTTCTTCTTCCGTCATACCCTTTTCGGTCATTACTTGTTGTAGCTTTGTTGTTGATTCAGGTTTACGTAATCCAGTTGATAGATACTTAAGAATACTATCTGGATCTTTTGGAAAGCAAATAATATAACGATCGTAGCCCGGAATAATATTAGAATCTTCCAAAGCTTCAATTCTTTTGTTCATGCTTGCTGTTAAAGATTCATTACCTGTTTGCAAAATTTCATGAACTACGTTTCCAGGCGCATTAATGTTTGTCATAATCTTATTAACATTATCTGATAGACCTAAATCAGTGTATGGTATTGCTTGGACATCATACTCGCAACCTTTGCCTGTTACCCGCATGTCCATTTGATTTATCTTTAAAGGAAGGTATATAGGTTTGAGAGTTGAAGGAGTTCCTGATTCGTCCCATCCAGTAAAATCAATTCTTATACAAAAAGGACACGAGTAATAATTTTTGTATCCTGATTCTATCGCTGCGCCAACAATTGCTTGGGGGAAGTTTCCCATCGAAAACGGTTCAATAACTTTAAAAGTAATTTTCATACCTGCGGAAACACCCGTGGCAGGATTCGGAGCAATTAGAGCATCATGCTGAAAGTCTTCTATGAAATATTCACCGTGACCTCCTCCACGTTCTACTTCGTCAAGAACTTGGTATCTTTTTTCAAGAGTTCCGCCAGTGCTTTTTATAACATATTTTGCAAAGCCACCGGCTTCTCTATATAAATTAGGATTATTAAATTCTTTTGCACTTAATACTCCCATAGTAAATTTATAATTATATGAACTAAAATCACGTAAAGGATTTGGAATTCTGCTTTTAGCGTTACCGCTATTAATTTCTGGCATTCCTTGCATCCGAGGGTCTATATAGTTGTCATCAACAAACTCACTGAACGCACTTAGTATACTATTATTTTCAGCAGCTTCTCTTAGCTTAGAAAATTTACCAACAGCGCCATCCATAATTTCAGCGGCACCTCTTTCTATTATTCTTATTTTACTATCAACTAAGCCTGCTAGCTCTGGGGCGTTATCTGTAATTCTTTTTAAACCTGCTTGAATTCCTTCAAAACCGTCTCCAATATCGTCACCTAAGTAATCATTAGCATCAAACTTTATATTAGATAAGGCTGCTGTAGCTTTTTTACCGCCAAAACCTGTTATAGAATTAATTTGGCTTGCAACATTACTATTTCCAGTAGCTGTTTTTATTGCTGAATTAGCAATAGTTCCAGGAAGCCCAGATGTAAGACTAGAAGTAACACTACTAGCTGTGGCCCGGGCATTGTCTACCGAATTTACTGCATTTGATACTTTTGAGTCAACGCTTTTTAGCTTAGAGATAAAGCTTGCCATTTAGAATCCTAATACTTGTTTTAGATTTGAGCCTTGTGGGCAATATATTTGTGTGCCAGCAACAAAATCAAAAATAGGGTCCTTTAACACGTCTAAATTTCTTTGTGCAAAGATCCACCATAGTTCTTTTTTGCCGTAAAGATCAAATGCTAGTAAATCAGGCCTATATGTATAAGCTGGAAGTATTTCGTATAACACATCATTTGTTGCAACAGGAATTGCAATAGGCGTTAGTATGTCTAAGTATCCTGAATTAGTTATTTCAGTATTTCCGTATGGACTAAGTTTTGAATTTGCCATTATACAAATCCCTCCTTGCCATTAACAAATCCACCTTTAGCAAACGTATTAAGATTAAACTTAGCAGTTGTTCTTCTTGAGTATTGTGGAGTTACTGTTATTGTAAACTGAGATTGTACTGGAACCATATTCTTTTCGCCTGAAGGCAGTGTTACTTCAATATAATCAACATCGGCTGGTAAGTCAGTTGTAAAGTTAGAAATTACAATTGGAATATTATTTAATACATGCGGACCGTATCCGTTTAGTCGACATACCGGAGGCGGATTACCTTGCGGAGCACTATCACCATAAAACATCTTAGTAACTGTTCTTAAAAAGTGTAATACTGCAATCCAGTATAATCCATCTTTTTGGTTTTCATTATAAAACTCGCCTGTAATTGTTATATTGTCAACTGAGCTGTTTTCATAAGCATTGTAAGCATAGTTTGTATGAGTTGGAACTATTTGAGAATAACTTGCACTATGCCCTAGTAGTATTGTAGGATTAAAAGGAAATACCATTTTACCACCTGAAGTACCACCGGTAGTAGCTCCTAATGAATCTTCCGATTTTAATGGTTGTAATATTGGTCCTTCTGCAATCTCATTAGGAACACTAATAGAAACTCTCCAATCCATATTATCAAAGTTTGTATCTATGTTTTGAGAAAGTATAGCCACCGCAGCTTTTTTATCTGGAGGTGCAGCCATGTACGCAAGCCCTTGCTGTGCGTTTCCTTGCATTCTAATAGAACTGCCAAAGCCTCCTGTAGTGCTTCCACCAAAGGTATTCCTTACTGCGGCTTGTGCTCCACTGCCAATTGACCCACTTCTGTTAAAATTTCGGTCTGCAGAGAGGTTTCTATTAAAAGAACGAATAGATTGGGCGGTATTACTACTGCCTGTAGCGGACGCTAGCCTGCTTGTTAATTGGTTAAAACCGTTAGTTGCCATTATTTTCAAATCTCCACTAGTATTTAGTTGACAAAGTTAACATAGTAGTTTATAATAGTATATATACTATAAGCCTGGAGAAGACATGAGAAAAAAGAACTATTTAAATAACAAAGATATATTGAAGCAAATACACAAATCTAAAAATACGTTTAACAGCTACACAGCGCCTGAACACGGCAACTATGATATAATCCTATTAGACGTAGATAAGATTAATATGAGAACACTTGCCGAAGCAAAGCGTAACAAAGCTAAAAGGCTTAGCGGTGAAGAATACGAACGAAGGAAAATGGCTGGAGAAAAGGTAAAACAAGCTGAATGTGAAACTCCTTATAAGAGTATTACTAAAGAAGAGATTATCTTTAGAGTTATGACATTCGATCATATTCCGGAAGAGCCTGGCAGGAAGAAAAATCCAAAAACTGTTGCCGATACTAAAGAAAAATTAAACTTTCCTCCTTTTGTACATTACAAGTACAATGACGAAGGAGAGCTAATAGTAGTTGGTAAGAGTCATTGGCAAGGTGGTATGGAAAACGGACACTATTCTAGGTCACATGGTAAAGCTAATGATGAGTTAGCTATGATGTGGATTAAATTATGTGAAAGATACGCAACGAGAGGCAATGTACGTGGTTACACTTACAATGACGAAATGCGTGGACAAGCTATTTTACAGTTAACACAAATTGGTTTGCAGTTTGATGAGTCTAAAAGTCAAAATCCGTTTGCATATTATACAGCCGCAGTTACTAATAGCTTTGTACGAGTTATCAATATTGAAAAACGCAACCAAAACATAAGAGATGACATCTTAGAGATGAATGATCTTAATCCGAGTTATACTAGACAGCACCAAGGTGAGTGGGAAGCTAGTGTAAAACGCAACGAAGAAGCCGGTACTAGCGTTTATACTGATAAAACTTCAAAATAGAGGTTGACAGGCGTACAAAAATACTATATAATGTTACTATAGGATTACTATAGAATAGGAGATAGTAAATTTGTTTAAGAAAGCAGCAGTCTTTACAGATATTCACTTTGGATTAAAGGGGAATAGCCGTATACATAACGATGATTGTGAAGACTTTATTGATTGGTATATAGAAACTGCAAAAGCTGCTGGTTGTGAGACTGGTATCTTTTGCGGTGACTGGCACCATAATAGAAATTCACTTAATCTTACCACTATGGATGCAACTATCCGTTCAATGGAAAAACTAGGTCAAGCATTTGATCAGTTTTTCTTCTTTGATGGTAATCATGACTTATACTACAAAGACAAGCGTGATGTTAACAGTACAGCGTTTGCAAAACATATTCCCGGTATTACTTTTGTAGATCAAATTACTACAATTGAGGATGTAACTATTGTTCCTTGGTTAGTTGGTGATGAATGGAAACAAATTAGTGATATTAAATCAAAATACCTATTTGGACACTTTGAACTTCCTAGCTTCTATATGAATGCGTTAGTTAAAATGCCCGACCATGGTGATTTAAAGCCTGAACACTTTAAACACCAAGAATATGTGTTTAGTGGACACTTTCACAAACGGCAGCATCAAGGAAAAATTAATTATATTGGAAATGCCTTTCCGCACAACTATGCAGATGTGTGGGATGATGACAGAGGCATGATGATATTAGATCGTGAGAACAATAAAGAGCCGGAGTTTATTAATTGGCCTGATTGTCCTAAATATCGCACAATTGGATTGCGAGCATTACTAGAAGATACTGAAAACTTAATTAAACCTAAGATGTATTTGCGTGTTACTATTGATGTGCCAATATCTTACGAAGAAGCTAGTTTTATTAAAGAAACATTTGTTAAAGACTATCAATGCAGAGAACTTACACTAATTCCACAGAAGCAAATTGATGAAATGACTACAGACTTAGATATTTCAGCGTTTGTTAGTGTAGATCAAATCGTAGCTGGTGAAATTGCAGAACTTGATACTGACAGTTTTGATAAAGTAACCCTTATGGACATTTATAACGGACTCGAATGATAAAAATTAAAGACCTAACGGTAAAAAACTTCATGAGTGTGGGCAATCAAACCCAGGCTGTAGATTTTGATCAAGCACAGCTAACACTTGTACTAGGTGAAAACTTAGACCAAGGTGGTGACGATAGTGGAAGTAGGAATGGTACTGGTAAGACAACTATCATTAATGCATTAAGCTACGCATTGTATGGTATGGCGTTGACTAACATCAAACGTAACAACCTTATTAACAAAACTAACGGCAAAGGCATGGTAGTTACCCTGCAATTCGAAAAAGACGCTACAGCCTACCGTGTTGAGCGTGGCAGAGGCCCTAATTTCCTTAAATTCTATATCAATGACAGAGAACAAGAGTTAATTGACGAGTCACAAGGTGATTCACGTAAGACACAGGAAACAATTAACGAATTACTTGGTATGAGTCACGATATGTTCAAACATATTGTAGCACTAAACACATATACCGAACCTTTCCTAAGCATGCGGTCAAATGATCAACGTGCAATCATTGAACAACTGCTTGGTATTACTATACTCACTGAAAAGTCTAACTCTCTTAAGGATAGGATTAAAGAAACTAAAGATGCTATTACTGTAGAGACACTAAAGATTCAAGCTGTTGAAACATCTAATGAAAAAATTAAAGCAAGTATTGAGCAACTAGCTCAACGGCAACGTGCTTGGAAATCAAAGCACCGTAAAGACAGTCAAGATCTTAGTAGTGCAATAGATGAACTAGAACATTTAGATATTGACACTGAACTAGAATCACATGAAAAGTTAGCTAGTTGGACACAGCATAACAATACTATTTTGGCTCTTAGAAAAGAACTTAGTACATTAGAGCCTGCATTATTACGTGCTGACAAGTCTGTAGAAAAGTTAACTAAAGATATCGCAGATCTTGAAGATGCTACTTGTTATACATGCGGTCAAGAGCTACATGCAGACAAGAAAGCAGAGATTGAAGGACGTAAAACTAAAGAACTTGCTGATGCTATTGCATATCAAAAAGAAATAGGTGATAAACTAGTTGGAGTTAGTAAAGGTCTTGAAGATATTGGTGATATTAACGGAAAGCCTAGTACATACTACGAAACTGCAAAAGAAGCATACGATCACAGAAGCAATGTAGAAAACTTAAAGGCATCTTTAACTAGGATTGCAGAAGAAGATGATCCTTACCAAACACAAATTAATGATTTGAACGACACAGCTATGCAAGAAATTAACTGGGGTGCCGTTAATGATCTAGTTAGTTACAAGGACCATCAAGAATTTCTAATGAAGCTACTTACTAACAAAGATAGCTTCATTCGTAAGAAGATTATTGATCAGAACCTAGCATACTTAAACAACAGACTTACATATTATCTCGATAAGATTGGTTTGCCGCATCAAGTACTATTTTTAAACGATTTAAACGTTGAAATTACACAGCTAGGTCAAGACTTAGACTTTGATAACTTGTCAAGGGGCGAACGTAACAGACTTATCTTAGGCTTGAGCTTTGCATTCCGCGATGTTTGGGAAAGTTTGTATCAGAATATTAATTTACTGTTCATT